CTCACGCCCGCGCTGACTGTTTCGCTCAGGGCGCAGCCCTTCAACAGCGGGCCGTACTTGGGCACCGTGCCAGCCGCACCGGCACCGGCCAGCTCCACCTCAAACTCAAACTGGCGGTACTCGCCGGCAAAAATGCCGCCGTAGTTGCCCTTGGCGCCGCGAATCAGGTTGCGATCCACAAAGTTGCCTTTGATAGGCGTGGGCACCAAGCCCCTGCACAAAATGGCGTTGGTCCCCGGCACAGGGGTGCCAGGTGTGCCTTTGGCGCTTTGCGCAATGGCCAGTAAGGCCATGGTTTTCATGCTCAGTCCCATGGTGGGGCTCCTTTAAAAATTCAGTTGGGTGATACGGGTTGATCCGGGTTGATCCGGCTCACTCCACCAGCGGCGTGCGAATGCCGGTGTATGGGTCGCGCACAAACGTGCCGGCCACGCCGGTGTATTCATCAGCAGGCCAGCCGCCATCGGGCACCGGCAGGGGTTGGCGCTCTTCGGGCTGGGTGGTGTCGGTGCCTGTGTCGGTGGCTGCGCCGGTTGCCGTGGCATCGGCTGCATCGGCTTCGGCAGTGGGTTTCTTGGCGGCCATGGGGCGTGTCCTTCAAATGGTTGGGGTGTGGGGGTTCAATGTCGGCTGGGGTCAGGGCCGGGTTTGCATTTGCACGCTCACCCAGCCATAGGGCGCTTCAAGCTGCTGGCTCAGGCGCACCGCTTGCGGGTACACGCCGTTCAGCGGGTGCACCGCGCCGGGGGTGGCCACCCAATCCAGCACGTCTTGCAGCAGGGCCAGTTCGGCCTGTTCAACGGCGGCGGGGGGCTGGTCGTCAGGCACCAGCACATAGCCCACCACGTAAAAGTCCAGCGTGCCCATGTCGGCCTCGCGGCCACGGTGCGTGGCAAAGCCACCGCCACCCTCGGCCACCACGCACAGCACACCGGCCAGCAAATCGGCCTGGGGCACCAGCCCCACATCTGCCAGTAAGCTGCGCCCCACCACACGGGCGGGCAACTTGGCGGCCAAGCTGTCGGCAACAGCCTGCAAAGCGGTGTTGGCGGGGCTGGTCATGCCACACCCCCTGCACTGCTTGCACGGCTGGCGGCATTGGCGCGGGCCACAGCGGCTTGCACCGTTTCGGCCAGCAGCTGGGGCATGGTGCGTTGCAGCTCGTCCACCACGGGCGTGAAAAACGGCTGGGCTTTGATGCCCTTGCGCTTGACGCTGCGGCTCAAGCCCATGTAGCGGTCGCGCAGCTCCAGCTCACGGGCTGCAAAGCGCTTGGTACCCTTGCGTGGTTTTGCAATACCGGCAAACACCTTGCTCTCAAGCCAGGCCACCACGCCAGCAGCAGCTGGGTCAAAAAACCGGGGCAAGCCCTTGCCGGGTTTGCGCCCATGCTCCACCGCTGCGCCATGGGCAGCGCCCACAGACAAGCGGTAATGCAGGTTGGTAACGTGCTCAACCGAAATGCTGTTGGTCAGCACCGTCTGAAACTTCGGTGCCCTGCGCCGCATGTCGCGTGCAGCCTCCTGCGCAAGGCGGCTCAGGCTTGCGGCCACAGACTGCTGCACATCGTCCCCATGGGCATGCAGGGCCACGGCAATTTCTCGGGCGTTGTGCACGGTCATGGTCAGCGGGCCTCCCAAAACACGCGCAGCAACACCTCGTGCAGCGCAGCGGGTGTGCTGTTGCGGGCCACGCCGCTCAGGCCGTCGCGCAGTTGCACGGGTTTGGCGGCGGCACGCACGCTCAACTCGCGCATGGCTTCCACCTGGGCACGCAGCAGCAACAGGCCACGGTCAGCCGCCGTCACGGTGGTGTCGGCCGCATCGTCGCCCAGCACATGCAGGCCAAAGTACCAAAACTGAAACAGGCGGCCAAACACCGCCAGGTGCTTGGCGCTGGGGGCGGCTTCAAAGTCCAGCCACCAATCGGCACCGTCCCACGTGGCAGCCACACGGGGCACGGGGCCGGGCCAAGCTGCCTCCCAGGGTTTGGGCAGGCGGGCGGCATCTGCCCACATGTCGGTTTTGTAGGCGGCAAAGTCGGCCACGGGCACGGCGTAGCGGGCGGTGTCGGCCTCCAGCGTCACGCTGGCCTTGCGCGTCACGGGGCGTTTGGTGCCCATGTCGGCCAGGGCCGCACGCAAAAAGCGCTGAAAGTCGGCATCAGCCGGGGCCTTGAACACCGCTGCACTGTCGTGCAGGCTGGTTTTCAAATCAGCCACCAGGTCAGCCAAGCCCATGCCTCCGGCCATGTATCAGCCCTGCCCTTCAGGTGTGGTGGTTGCGCCATCGGCAGCTTGCACGCCATCAGTCGGCAAATTGGGCAGCAGCGCAGCGGCATCCACCACCGTAGCGCCTTCTACGGCGGCACGCTCATCAGGGCTCAGGGTGGCCAGCTGGGCAGCGTGTTGCGCGTCCAGCTCTTCTTGGAAGGTGGCCGCTGCACGCTTCAGGCGCTCGGCACCCACGGCTTCCAGCAGCGTTTTGCGGGGCACTGCGGGGGCGGTGGCTTCGCGCTCCAGGGCTTCAAGGCGGTCAAGGGCCTCGTGCGTCAGCTCTGGCAGCAGGGCCACTACATGCTTCACGCTGTGGGTCAGCAGGTCGGCCAAATAATCGTCAAGGCTGGGCTCGGTGTGCAGCACGGGCGCTTCGGGTTCGGACCGGTGTGTGGCGGGCAAATACATCAGCGGCACATCGCGCCCTTCGCCGGGCGGGATCATGCGGCCGCCCACAAACTGGGTGTGTGCCGTTTCGTTCACATAAAACTGGGTTGCGCTCATGGTGTGCTCCGGTTCCCCTTTGTCTTTTGCCACCCCACAGCACCTGTGGCTGTGGCGGTGGGCTTTTAGGCTCAGGGGAGTTGTGGGTTTCAGGCGCGGGCCACGCGGCCTGTGGCGCTGTACAGCACCACGCTGGTCAGGCTGTTTTTCAGCTGCGTGGGGGTGTGCACCACCACCCACTGATTGCCGAATTGCTCGGTGCCATCCGTGAAGCGGCCATTGGCATCGCGCATTTGTTCAGGCAGGGCCATGCCCCAGGGCTTGAGCATGCGGAAGCGGCTGTTGCCCCGCTGCCCAACCAAAATGCGCGAGTCGCCCATCATCAAATTGGGGGCCGTGGTGTTGAACACCGGCACCGACTTGATCTGCCCCACGCTGCCATCAGCAGACAGCCCCGTTGCCACACGGCTGGCGTTGGCCTGGAAGCTGGTGGCCTGGCTCACGGCGTTGTCCACTGTTGGGCTCATCAGCAGCAGGTTGGGCGTGTAGTAACGCTGGCTACTGATCAACGCCTTGCGGTCACCAACCACCGTCAGCAAGCGGTCGTAACGGTCTTTCACGTTCTCGCCAGACACAGCATCGGTGTCCCACTTCACGGCGTTGGTGCTGTATTTGCCAGACACCACCAGCGACCAGCCATTGGTTGGCACCACAGGTACACCGGCTTCTGTCACAAAGCGCAGCTCGCCCATGTTGTAGTCCATCACGTAGTAGGTGCCAGCCGCCAATGACTCGGTGGGCTTGGGCACATAAAACTCCGCACGCGCTGTGCCGTTCAGCGTAACAGTCATGGGGTTCAACGTGTTGCCCTCTTGGGTGCCTTGCAAATTGAACACTTTGCGGGGGCGCACCAGCGGGAACTTGGTGCACACAAACACGCTGTTCGTGCCGTTCACCTGGGCTGTCAGCGTGTCGGTAAAGGTGGTTGCACCGTGCTCATCGGCACTGCACAACAGCTCGTTGTTGTTCAGCATTTCGGTGTCTTCACCCACGATGCGAATCAGGGTGGCCACGTTGCGCGCCATCGGGTCATAGTCAACCTGGCTGTTGGCCAGCAGCAGCTTGATTTCAGCGCTCAGGCTGTAAGCCAGCTTTTGCGGAATGGGTCGGGCCTCTTCCATGCCGGTTTTCATGCCCGCACGGTGAATAGGCTGGCCCTCGTACACACGCAGCGCGTTCACCCCTGCACCAGCGGGGTCACGGTATTCGTAAATCATCTGCACCACAGCACTGAATAACGCAGAACCCACGTCCATGTAGTTCAGGCTGGTCAGGTTGTAAAGCGTCTCGCGCATCACCGTGCGCTCCACCACAGCAGGAACTACCAAGTCGCTCACAACGCCATGGCCGCCCGACAACATGCGGTGCTCGGCATGCAACCGCGCGCCGTGCTTCATGTCAAATTCAGCCAACATCTTGTCGGCAATGGCCTTGTTTTTGGTCAGCAGCACACCGCCCGTGCCCCAGTAACGGTCACTTTGGCTCATGGTGTCAAAGCCCAGGCGCTTGTCCACGGCCTCTTGCAGCGCCTTGCCACTTTCGGGCGCAAGCACTTCAATGCGTGCGTTGCCCACAGGCACATAGCCCATGCCGCTCAGGCGGGCAGCAGCGGTCACGCGCTGGTGGTTTTGCAGGGCAATTTGGGCCAGGGCCTTTACCTGCTCGGGCGTGGTGGTGGCGGTGACCAGTGGCACAAACTCTTGCGCCAGGGCGGTCACGCCATCGGGTTGCAAGGTGGTGTCGCCAGCGGCAATGGTGTCGCTCAACAACCGCACGTTGGCAGCCAGGGTGGTGGCGGTTTGGGCGGCTGTGGCATCGCGCTCAGCCAACAGGCGGGCCAGCTCAGAAGCCACGTCAACGGTTTGGCCGGGCTGGGCCAGGGTGATGGTGATGGGCTGTGCAGCACCGGTACCAGCAGCGCCCGCACCGGCAGCACCGGGGGCAGACAGGGCGCGAATTTGGTCGGCCACTTGTTGGCCCGCAGCGGTCCAGGTGTCAACCAGGGCAAGGCTTTTCACGGCATCGGTGGCCACGGCGTCAAACTGCGCTTTGGCCTGGGCCAGCAGTTTGGTTACCACGTCAGCGGCAAGGCCCATGGCCAGCAGTTTGGCCTTCAGTTGGTCAAGGTAGTTCATGGTGGCGTTCTCCGTCAGTTCATTCAAAAGTTGGTGCGAAACCCCGACGCGCACGCCGCCCTCAGCGGTGCCCACAAGGCCATCCGCAAAGCTCAGCAGCACGGGTTCAAGGTGTTTGATCACGGGGCGGGTGGTCAGCCCCGCGCCCAGCAGCACGCAGCCGTGGGGCTGCTGCTTTTCGTTGTCGGTCCAGGCTTCGTGGTATTCGGCACTCAGGTAGGTAAAACCACGCTCTTTCACGGCGGCCACGCCGAAAGCGGTCCACTCCACCAGCCCGCGCAGCCGCCCGTTTTCCACAGACAGCCGCACAAACTTGCCCGCCGCACCGTCGTTGGGGCGGTGCGCCACGTCCAAAAACACGTCTTGGCCCAATACACGGGCGTTGAAGTTGGTCACCATCTGGTCCAGATGGGTGGGCGTGATTTGGAAGTTGCCGTAACGCGGGTCGGTGAAGTTACCCGTCCGGGTAATGGTCACCCAGCTTTGCGTGGTGCCCTCGGCCAGCTCCACCACCTGGCTGAAAAAGCGGGTCAGGCCCGGCACCGTGGTGCCACCATCACCCGCCCCCAGCAGAAAGTGCCGCCCCAGCGCCGGGGAGGGCACTGCCGCACAGCTTGCCATCAGGGCAACTGCCGATGCGGCCAATGAAACCAGTCGTTTTTTGAGCATGCTGCCTCGCGTTCACGGTCAACCCGTGAGAGACAGTGTGCGCAGGTTTTCAGCTCAAAAAAAGGGGGCTAAATGCAAGCGTGGCGCTTGATTGAATTGGATTGTTGGCTACCGATTTTGCATCGGTTTGGC